CACGCGGGTATCAACCCGCGTGGAGATCAATGAACTTTTATCAGCAGTAACAATTTGTTACTCAAGTCTATGAATGACTTTAATTAGGTATTCGAAACTCTTTATAAACAACCATGTCTATTAGGGGTTTTGCCCTATAGTTATTTGTTTGTATTTGAGTTGTTGAATTGTTAGTTAAAGTTATTGTTAAACATATACTTGTTTAATGTATTGATTCTGTTGAGTATTAGTTTATGATCGAACCCAAGTTTTCTATCTGCAGTCGTATAAGCTGGCGATTGCATTGCCTATTTTTATAGGCGCCAAGCTTCTTTAAATGAACCGAAATGGATTACAATTGGATTATATGGCATTAGTCTTTATTGTAGTTGTTCTTTAAACATTTTGATACCAGTGAACCCTGGTAGTAGTTCGGGCCTTCGGGCCAATGGCCTTTGTGCCATTCAAACGCTTTCACTCATAGCATACAGAAGCGTTTTAAATATATGTCTGTAGGATGTAAATCTGTGATCAACAGTGATTTGTCAAATGAGGAGGTACCTGTATTGACATCTTATTTCCGCTTACGAGCGAAGAGCCCCTTGTGCATTCGGCTGATAATATGAATGTGCGTAGTTTATCATCACGCTATTACCCTGTGATGTTCTTAGGTTACTCATCCTTGTGATGTAGGGACCAAACCCTAGACAAGACTCAGTAGTCGGCGTATTGTCTATACTTCTAGTGGGAAGTAATGAACCCCATGTTTTCTTGAGAATTCTTGATAAACAACTAGTTAAGTAGAACCTTTACCAACCGATGTGTTGAACGTGCGCCCATGCCCGCGGCGAATAACACGTGAAGATGTGCATGAGTAAGTCCACCTTCTTAACTGAATGGTGGAGCAAAGTTGCTGTGTCGAAGCATAATTGGAATACCAATTTTGCGGGCCTCTCGCGAATTGGTTCCTTTTGTGCTTGTCGTTTTTATTTTATATGAAAAATGTCAAGCCAAGGAACTTCTGTCGCGTGTAATAATAGAAGCGTAAATAATTGTAATGAGGTTTACGTTTGCTCTACGGAGAAACACGACTCAATACTAACCCATGTAGACGATTTTGATATCGATCTCACCATGCCCCCGCTGGAAGTCCCTGATTACGATAGTGACAGTGACGATGACAGCGTTGATGGATACGTTCCTCAATCCTCCGTTCCATCAAAATCAAAACAGACAGCACGGAAAAAATTTGCCAAAAGCAAACGTGTTCGTAAGTTTAAGATTTCTGTTAACCCTAAGCAAGCAGCGCGAAAGAAATACGCTAAAAACAAACGTGCTCGGAAAAAACAAAAAATGAAGGATTTGAGGAAATATGGAAGTATGCATGGTGTACCCACTCCAAAGTGCGTCCGCCAACCAAAGCGTACTTCTGGGAACGTTGAATTTGTTCACCAGTCTCTTTTGGAACACATTTATCCTGCTAGTATTATTAACTTAGCCAAGGAGACAGTGTCATCTATAGGTGCAGGAGCTCATACATCTAAGATTTTTGAAGTTTTGGAAGTCATTGCAGCTCTTGCCATTACGTTACCTGCTTTGGAAACTCCCGCTCAAATAGCAGCTCAAATAGTCTTATCGCTGAGAGCTCTTACTACTGGAAGTTTATGTGCACAGATCTTAGCCCAAGAAGATGTTATCAAATGGTGTAAAGATTTGTTTGGTTTTAATATTTTTGAACCTCAAGCTGGCACGTTTGGAGATCCCAAAAAGTTAAAAGGTGTAGAATGGTTAAGCAAGATTCCTGAACTTCGTGAAAATTGGGATTCTGTCCGTAATGCACCTGTATTTGAGAAAATTTCTGCATTGATTTCAGTCGCAGCTGCCGTTGGTTTGTGCTCCGTTACTAATCTTAAATTTTCAGTACATGGTATTGATTTATTTAGATTGTGTACTGCACCAAAACACGCTACCGCTATTGATTTGGTAGGGGCAGTTTTAGACACCGTTGCATTCTTTATAGAAGGAGGCTACGAGTGTTTTAGACAAGGATCTTTTAAACCTTTCTTCTTCACAGATGATGATAGTAGGAATTTAGATGAAATTTATTTTCCACTTATTGAGTTGCATGAACATGCTATGGTTTTTAATTTGCATGAAAGAAAAGTGAAGATTAAAGGGGAGATGAGGACGGTTAGTGATCTCGAATATAGTTCGCTTCTTGATGAAGCTTTAGATCTGGCCGAGAAGTTATACAAATCCGCTAAGGGCACCTGGCAACAAGGTTATTTGGAAAAGCGTATTGACGTTTTAAGAAAGAACCGTGCCGCTTATCAAGCAAAGAGAATAGATGGCTCTATGCGATATGCTCCCTTTACGGTTTATGTATGGGGAGAGTCTGGACTTGGAAAGTCTACAATTGCCCAATTGGCGATGGCCGATTGTTTAGCATCTTCGGGCATAATTCCTGATTTTAAGAATGTTGCTACTCTGAAAGAAACTGATAAGTATGATTCTACACTTAAAAGTGACACCGCAGGTATTTTTCTAGATGATCTTGGAAATAATAAGAAGGAATGGTTAGAAAAGTCCCCTACAGAACGCATTGTTGATATTAATAACAACATGATCACCTATGCTAATAAAGCGGATCTACACGAAAAAGGGAAAATTGAAATTAGGCCTCGTGTATTTATAATTACGGCCAATGTCCCTCTTGCCACTTTAGCCAATATTGGATCCGTTAAACCTTTTTCCATTGTCCGCCGCGCCGATTTTCATTTGGAAGTTGCAGTCAAACCCGATTATGCTCTTCCTGATGGTAGATTAGATACTGATAAGGCGAAAGCGGATTTCCCAGGCGATGATTTATGTAACGATCTGTGGGACATTCATGTTTATACACCGATGGAAAAAACAAAAGGAGGAGATAGTGCACATTTGCGCCATATCGATGGAGTCAATGAATGTAAAACTCGCTCTATCCATGATGTCCTTCGCATGCTTACTACAGCTTGCAAAGCACATTTTGAAAAACAACGTGATTTAGTTAGGAAAGGTCAAAATCTTGTGCAATCACGCAAATATTGTCCCACCTGCTACTTGGCTGCTATGTATTGTGAATGTATCAAAGTTGAGGAAACTGTTGAGGACGACAACGATGATGTCGATCCCTCCATGCCTCCGTTGGAAGTCGCTAAGTACGATGATGATAGTGACGATGAGGATGATGATGATGACGTTGATCCCACCATGCCTCTATTGGAAGTCGCTAAGTACGATAGTGATAGTGACGATGACAGCGATGATGAAGATGATAGTCAGAAATGTGGCTGGCGTGTAGCGTTGGCTAAGAAGAAAGCGTCTCACGCTCACTGTCCGGAATGCTACCTCCCTTCTGCTGCTGGCTGTGATTGTTCGCAGACCGGGGAAAATGAAGATAATAATAGTAACAATTCCGATGACACTGCTGACGATGTGGATTATCTAAAAGCACTTGAATTGATTAGAGACAATATTCCTGCCACTCCCCAAAATCTTAAATTAGTTCAATTTCTCTTCTCAAATTGGGAGGAGGAGGATGAAAAACAAGCATCATTTGAAGAAACTTTTGATTTTCTTAGAACACAATTTGATTCTATGGGGGCTGGATTATCCAATTTTTTAGGAAAAGTTCCCACGTGGTGTTTTACAAACAGATTAATTTCCACTATTTACATGCTTATTAATGTTAGGCATTTCCTTCTATATGAAAAGCGCGTTCGCAAGGTAGTTGGATTATCATTCACCATGATGTTTGCAGCGTGTTATTTTTTAAATTGTATCCATTCATTTGTGTGTGGTGGAGTTTTATTAAGCTCGCACGCCCTCATGTATGGAGGATTGTTGGCTAAATGGAGGAATGATCGTATGAATGATCTTTTAGCTCGTAGAGATGCGACTATGGAAATCTTTAGGTCAATTCGCGAAAGTAAGACTAAAATGTTTATTGGTATGTGTGCCATCGCTGGTGTTATTTACAAGTTTACTAGTGTTCTTAGGACAGCCGTTGCATTACAACAATCAGCGCTGGTTCCAGAAAACGTCGCCGAAATCGAAGCTAGAGATAAGGAGGAAAATCCTTGGGCTACGGCAGTGGCCGCCACGTTGCATGTCAATGACAGATCTGCTACTATGACTTTTGAGCAAGTTCTCTCTAAAATTGAGGCTAATTTGTGCCATGGGGTCTTTGTGGAAAACGGTTTTCAACAAAAATGTAACATTTTGGCTCTAGGAGGCAATACATTTTTGATGCCGTTGCATGTATTTGAAAATCGGAAAGATATGAAAGCTTTAATAACTCGCAGAGATCCACGTCAGCTTAATTCCCAATTTAAAGCTATCGTGAGTGCCAATTACATGGTTCCTATTAAAGGAAAAGATTTGTGTCTTGTTAATATTGCTTCCGGTGGGGTCTTTGCTGACATTCGTCATCTATTTCCACAGGCTATTACGGCTTCTGGTTCTGGGCATTTTCTTTATAAGGAAGCCGATGGTTCCATGAAGTCTGATCCTATTCGTATTGCTTATACTAAGGATTCTAAGTCTGGTGGGCCTGGATATGATTATGATTTACCATATAACACTTTTACAGGATTGTGTATGGGTGTAGTAGTAGCTAAATTTGCTAAAACTTGTATTGCTGGTCTGCATCTACGTGGTATTTCAAATACCCCTAAGGGTAAAGCGTTAACTATAACTAAGGATGAAATTGATGAAGCCTGGGACATTGCTACTAATACATGGGTAGGAGCTTTTCCTTCCACTGTAAATGGCGAGTTCCCTGTGACCCGATATGACAAACAAGTTTTAACTACGCAAGATATCCATCCAAATTCTCCCATTAACTACCTTCCTCTGGGAAGCAATGTGGAGTATTTAGGACAAAATGGACGTCGAGTAACTCACACCAAGAGTAAAGTGCGCAAAACACCTATTTCGAATGCAGTTACCGAAGTTACTGGAGTGAAGAATGAATTTGGACCTCCTAAATTTCATAGAACCAGAATGTGGCAAGCATCTTTAGCTCATTCTGCCAATCCCAGTCCTGGGGTTGAGGGATCCCTTGTAGAACTGGCTTATCGCGATTACGTTGATGGTATCGTGAAAACACTAAAGCTTGACAAGTTCAAAACATGGGTTCTTTCTGAATTGTGTCCGATGACTGACATGCAAACTTTGTGTGGCAAAGACGGTCAGCGCTTTATTGATGCCATGCCTAAACAGACTTCCAAAGGTGAGCCTTTGTCCGGTCCCAAGAGAGAATGGATTATTTTCTTGGACCCTGCAGACTACCCTGAATTTCAGTGCCCTGCTGAAGCCCATCCCGCAATCATGAACGAGATGAGAGCAATGGAGGTGACTCTACTCAATGGCGATAGATGTTATTTCCTTTTTAAAGCTTGTGTAAAAGACGAAGCAACCCCATTAATTAAGGATAAAGTTAGAGTCTTTCAAGCTGCTGACTGGGCAGGTCAAATGTTAATCAGAAAATATTTTTTGCCAATAGCACGCATGTTATCATTGTTTCCTTTAGATTCCGAGTGTGCCGTGGGCGTAAATGCCCAAGGTCCAGAGTGGGATGAATTGGCAAAACACATGAAGAAGTTCGGAGTTGATCGTATTTTGGCTGGTGATTATAGTAAGTATGATTTACGTATGCCAGCACAGCTTATTAACGCCGCATTTGCTGTTATGATTGAAATTGCGGAAAAGTGTGGCAATTATTCAGCTGATGATTTAACTATTATGCGTGGTATCGCAACTGAAATTGCATATTCGTGTGTAGCATACAATGGAGATGTCATAATCCATAAGGGATCTAACCCTTCAGGACACAATTTGACAGTCTACATCAATTGCATCGTCAATTCGTTGTTGCTAAGATGTGCGTACTTTCATTTGTGGCCCCAACAATCAGGCAAGCCTTTGCCTTTCCGTGAGGTGGTGGCTGTTATGACTTACGGTGATGACGTAAAAGGATCTGTTAAAGAAGGGTACGACTGGTATAATCACATTTCTTATGCTAACTTTTTGAAGGAACGTGATATGGTTTTCACCATGCCAGACAAAGAATCTGAACCGACTCCGTATATGAATGATCTTACTGCTGATTTTTTGAAGCGTGAGAATATATTTAATCCGGACACTGGAATGATTCATGGAGCTCTAGCTGAGGAATCTATTTTTAAGAGTCTCCACGCCGTCATGGAATCCAAGGTTGTGTCTTTAGAAGATCAGTCTGCTGGAAACATTGACTGCGCTCTCCGTGAGTGGTGGCAACACGGAAGAGATGTCTACGAATTGCGCAGGAAACAGATGAAAGAAGTCGCTTTTAAATGCAACTTAACAGATTCGTGTAAAATGCTGGCTGAATCCTATGAGGATAGACTCAAGCACTTTCAAATTCGTTATTTAGGTCGTGAACCTGATGGCGATGGTGAAGTTGTGGATGAAGAGGCTTTTGTTTCGATAGTAGGCATCGAATGGGATATAGACAATCCCCACACCGACGTCCCGGGAAGACATTAAACTCGTCCCACTCCGGACCTATCCGTAGTATAAGTTTAAAATAGGGTTGTATATATGGATTACTGCACATTTTATATTTTACATGTTTGTATATTATATGTTAGCTTTGTACAATTAGACATCCTACCCTTAGGATACCGGTATTTACTGGAGGTTTCGTCTGCCACATAAACATTGTCGCACACAGGAACAGCAGGTACTGTCCTGATGTGTTGTATATATTAAAAATTACCTACTTCAATCAATAATAATAATTCAAATAGTCTTGGAACTGACTCAAATAGTTCTCCTCCTGGTGCTTTTAGTGTCTCTAAAGCACCTGCACAGGTATCTACGCAAAATGTACATTTTGTCGATGGAGACACACCATGGTCTTACGACATTTCATCATCACCAGATGTCACAACTCAGCTTTCCGGCTTCGCAGACGCAGAGCTCGGTAAGTTCCTTGGCCGTCCCATTAAGATCAAAGAATTTCAGTGGACTCCGGAAGGTACTAGGTTGTTTGAGACTTTTAATCCGTGGACTTTGTTTTTTACTAATGTCGATGTTTTAGAAAAGATTAACCGATACCGTAATTTAAGATGTAACCTTCGTATGAAAATTCTAATAAATGGCAATTCCTTTTACTATGGAAGAGCTCTAGTGTCTTATAATCCTTATCTGACAGATGATAATATAACACTAAATAGGGCTTTCTTCGAACAAGACATAGTGGGCGCTTCTCAGAAGCCTCACTTTATGTTAGACCCCACCACATCACAAGGTGGAGAAATGCTTTTGCCATTTTTGTGGCCTGAGAATTTTCTAGACATAACTTCCCTTAATTGGCACGCCGATATGGGTAAAGTAACCGTTCACGATTTCGATGTATTGCACCATGCTAACGGTGGTGAAGATCCCATTACTGTAAACGTGTTTGTCTGGGCTGAAGATGTTGTTTTGTCTGTTCCAACTACTGCCCTAGTAGATGGCCTGCAGCAAGGTGTGACACAGTCTGGTGTTTCTGATTATCCTTTGGATGAATTCGGATTTCCAAGCTATGTTCAACAAGCTGCGAGTAAGCAGAAGAAGAAGGGACCTACAAAGAAGGTTAATAATACCATGTCTGGCGATGAATTTGTAAAGGACGGATTAATTAGCAAGCCTGCGACGGCTATAGCCAATGCGGCAAATGCATTATCCATGATTCCTATGATAGCACCTTATGCTAAAGCTACCTCTATGGTTGCTACTCGCATTGGTCAAGTTGCTAAGATATTTGGTTATTCGCGTCCTCAGGTTCTCGAAGATACTAGGCCGTATGTTCCTCGTTATATGGGCAATTTGTCTAACACTGACACTCCTGAGCCTCTCGTCAAGCTATCTGTTGATTCAAAGAATGAGCTTACTATTGATACGAGAGTTATGGGATTGGGTGGTGAGGATGAATTGGCAATTGCGGCTATTGCCCAACGACCAACTTTTTGGCGGCAATTTGATTGGCCTGAGTCTGCTGTTGCGGACACTCTATTGGCCTCTATTCTGGTAACTCCACAATTGGTGCGTACCTTACCTGCACCACCAGTACAAGAAATTCACCCCACGGCTCTTGCTTTTGCTGCACAACCTTTCAGCGCATGGCAAGGATCCATTAAATTTCGTTTTAATATTGTCTGTTCTGAATATCATCGTGGACGCTTGAGGATTGTATATAATCCTAAGTCCAATAACTCTGGTGCTGTGGCCTATAATCAAGTTTATTCTACTGTCATAGATATTTCTGAAGACAGAGATTTTGAATATGAAGTTAAATGGGCCGATATTAGGGCCTGGAATACTGTGTTAAATTCAGGTTTACTTACATTTCTTGACCAAGCACAATTCAGTACTACGGAATGTGTTTCTGCGGGTGATGTATATGACAATGGTAGTTTGAGTATTTATGTAGTGAATGAATTAGCTACTCCAAGTCAAACTTCAGCTGCCGTGAAGGTGCAAATATGGGTTAGCGGGGGAGAAGACATTGCTTTCTCCGTTCCCACTGTAGAGGGATTGAAAGAACTCTCCTATTTTCAACAACAAAGTGACATTGCTCCATATGTTGTTCAGTCAGAGCAAGCACCTGAATGCATGGCTACTACTGTTGATGAATCCAATGCTCCCCTATGCTCTAATCAAATCGAGACTTTTGGGACTAATTCGGACATGATCAAAGAAGATAACCAATATCTTGTTTACCAAGGTGAACGCATTGTCAGTTTTCGTGATTTATTGCGCAGATACAACTACCACTCCTCTTACTGGCCTGGAGAGGTAGGTGAAAATACCAGAATAGTTTCTTGCAATTTGACTGATTTCCCATATTACAGAGGATGGGATCCCAATGGTGGGGACAATGGGACAGCCTCTTCGGGGCCGCATCCCTATAATTTCTGCAATACTACTTTGCTAAATTATCTTACACCTGCTTTTGCATTTCGTCGTGGAGGTCTTCGACATAAGGCGATGCTTATCAATATGAACTCTGGCGGAAACAATGGTTCATTTGGTGTTGCCAGACATAACTTGTCTGGAACATCCAACAACATGGTTGCTTATCCTATCGATGAAACTTTAGTAGGTAGTAGGAGAAAGAAGATGTTGGACACATTGCGAGGTTCTCTGGGAGGAACGGCACTTACACCATCACAAACCAATCCGTGCTTGGAATATGAAACTCCGTTTTATACGGTGGGTCAGCGTTTTCTTCCAGCAAGGAATATTGATTATTATGGTAGTTCGCACATGGGTCATGAATTGACGACCGAATATCGAAATAATTATAATAAAGTATTTATGCGAATTGATAAGTATATTTCGACAGCTGAAGATTTTCAATTGGGACTTTTTGTGGGTGCACCAGTTTGTTACGTGTACGATGATCCGGTAGTGGTAGCTTAGATCATTTGGGTTCGGTCATGGCTATTGGGGAAAATAAAATAAAAAATAAATAAAAATTTGTATGTTGTACATTTGTATATATTTCATATGTTTACATATTGAAAAGACGACGGTCTTTAAACGGCGTAAGAGACTTTCACATGGGGTGAAAGTCAGGATACTGCTCGGCGGCTGAGCAGGGGTAATGAATTACTTGATTCATTTCCTGGATGAGATGTTTATGCATCTTACGTTGTGCTATTTGTAGTTCAGAGGTTTTTTATACAGAACCCTAGTAAGATGTTCGCATCTTACCTGGGTTTTTGATTTTTACTTTGAGTCGCAAATTTCTACAGCGTATGTCCAAAATTGTATATTGAGACGTGTAGTGTTCTTATGAGGTTGACCATTCCTCGCGTGACTACATGACTGAATTTGGG